GCTCTATAACGACCTTGTGAGCAAGGTCTTGAAGCCGATGCAAACGCTCGCGCAGAAGGCCGCAAACGACCCGCTCGCAGCCGATCGACAAAAGCTCGAAGCCGATCGTCAGGAACTTCTAACCCGTGAGCAAAAGATGTTCTACGGGACAGTCCGAACGGACGTTAACACTCAGGTCACGGCCTTGATCAACAAAGAGCTTCGAACCGTGCTCGGCGACAAGCGGCTCGACGTGAATCTCGGCAATCGCTTGCGTAAGGCGATCAATGAAGAACTTGCGACGAAGACGAACTCGAACCCGATTTACTCGCGGCAATATAAGGCGATGATGGCGGGCGGCGACAAGGATAAGGCTGTAAAGTTCATCGTCACAAACGCCTCGAAAAACGTTTCGGCAGTCGTTAAGCAAATCGTGAAAGAGTTCGCTCTGACGCCCGGAAGCCGCGGGAATGGCGCCGGGGGCTCGCAGCAACGGCGCGCGACCTCGAGCGGCAACGGTCAACCGCAAACGATTCCAGGCAAGCCGAAGGCGGGAGACGTCGACTGGACCCGGAGCGACAAGTCGCAATTCATTTTGCCGCATGGGCAGGTGTGGGACAAGCAAGGCAAACTTCGGAAGTGGTGACGGAGTCAGGTTGCTGTGAACTTGGCAGTTCTAGGCAAACCAATAACTGACAAAAACAATGCGCTGCCCGTGGCAGCCTAAAGACTCACGGCGGGGGCGGGCGACCGTCCCCCGTAAAAAGATTCTCTGATCGTTGGACCTCAAAGAGCCGCGGACTCTCTCTAACCCGCTAAGTGAAGCGTCCGACCGATCAGGATGTAAGGCCCCGCTACGGCGGGACGCTGTGCGCTAAACACTCGGCAGACCGAAGCCGTGCGCTGCAGGAGCGCGAATCGAAGCGTGCAAGCTCAAAAACAGGTACCCAGGCTATGACCGCAATGAATGAGCAAGCGACTCAGGCCGTGGAACTCGAGGCCGTTCGGGAAGATGTTCCCGATTTGATGCTCACCGAGGACACGTTCTACGCTCGGCTCAAGAAAGCGGGCCGTGTCATCCCCATGTCGACCTCGACGGGCGGCGGATACGGTTCAAGCTTCGACAGCGGCGGACGGCCTTCGCTTCGCATTCCGATGCGAATCAAGGCAGGTTCGGCGCATACCCAATTCGACGCGAACGGCGGCGACATGGGACGCGGCACGGGCTCGGTTTACGCTGCCCAGTTCCTTTCTCCGGTTTCCTTCTCGGAAGCTTGCGAGATCACGGCACAAGCGCAGTGGTCGACCGACTCGGGCAAAAAGTCCCGAATCAACGTCAAAGCGACCGAATTCACTCACACTCTTGAGCAGTTCAAGAGCAACCTCGACGCCGATTTGCAGGGCGACGGTTCCGGCACGCTCGGGACGGTCGTCACGGCGAGTTCGGGTTCCGGCTCTGCCGGTCCTTCGTTCTCGTTTGTCGACGTCGACAACGCAAACCAGTTTTTCGACAACCAAGTCGTGCAGGTTTTTCCGTCGGTTGGCGGAACGACCCGCGGCTCGTTTCAGATCTCGTTTGTTGACGGCGTCGTCAATCGTTTGTGGTCTGCCGATGCTCTGCCGAACGCTGGCGGGGCGACGACCACGGGCGACTTGCTCGTCGTGAACGGCGCGGCCGGAACGGCCGGCACGTCGATCATGGGCATCAAGGCGTATCAGGTAAACGGGAACACGGGGACCCTTAACGGGCTCTCGCGGAACCAATACCCGGGCCGTCTTTCGACCCCCACGGTCGACCTTGCGGGCGCGGCGATCACGGAACAGACCGGTCGCTTCATTACAAGCAAGATCGCATTGGCACTCGGAAACGAGTCGCCGGCTTTGGCCGATCTTGTTTGGTATATGAACGTCGATCAGGCGGCCGCGATCGAGAACCTCGCGACACAGGTCGCGATCACGAATCAACAGCAGATCAAGGGCGACTCGTCCCAGGATATGCTGAAAAAGTTCACGCCCTCGACGTTTGTCGGTTACGACATAATCAAGAGCGTGCACGCCGAACCCGGGCGCGTTGACGCGCTATGCCTCAAGTACTGGGGCATCGGAGAACTCAAGGCTTCTGACCTGTACGACGTGAACGGCCAAACGGTCTTCCCGACGATTGGTTCTTCCGGCGGCATCAACGCCTCGAGCATCTTCTATTTCGTGACCTCGCTGAACGTTTATAACTCGAACGTTCGCGCCGGCGCGTACATCCAGAACGCGCAAATCCCGAACGGCATCTTCGGATAACATTTTCCCCGAGAACTCGGCCAATCACCGACTCGGGCGGCAGGCATGGGGCGGGGAAACCCGCCCCCTCTCTGCTATTTCAGGAAATCAGGAGAACAGAACGTGAGCAAGATCGAGAACTATCAGCCCCTCGGGGCCTTCATTCTCATCAAAGTGATCGAGGAAGATCTCGAGATGATCGGCGGGATTGTCCTGCCCGATATCGCGAAGCAGAAGTCGAACAAAGGCCGCGTGATCGCGGTCGGCGAAGGACTAAGACAGTTACAGTCGAACTCGATGCAGCAAGTCGGAGTCGAAGTCGGCGACACCGTTTTGTTCAGCAAATACGGCGGAACCGACGTCAAGCTCGACGGCGAGGACTATCAACTCGTCCGCTATGACGAGATCTACCTCAGAGAGCGCAAGGTCGCGCTTGTTTCGAGTGTGGCGCCATGAAGTTCAGAAAAAAGCCGGTTGTGATCGAAGCGGTTCAACTGACCTGGGCGAATTGGGGCGAGATTTGCGACTTCGTTCCTAAACCGTGGTTTGTTCGCGGCGTTTGGCTCGATGAAAACGGCAAGCCCTTACCTGACGGGCAAACTCGCTTTACCAATGGCGAAGGTAATCTCGGTTTGCTTATGAAGACGCTCGAGTCGGAAGAGTTCCTCGCGACGGGCGGCGATTGGATTATAAAGGGCGTCAAGGGCGAATTCTACCCCTGCAAGCCCGACATTTTTGCGGCGACCTACGAGCCGGCATGACCTGGACGATCAGCGGAAGCGAACGCCGGCGCTGCCCGCCCGAATACCAGGAGCACCTCAACCGCCTCGGCGGATTCAACCGCTTCGGCGAGCCAAACTTCCTGCTCGTTTGGGGTCAAACCCATACGGATACGATCTACGGGCAAATGCACGACGGCAAGCGCGGGCAGCACGTCATTTTGATGTTTCACGACATTCCCGCTTGGCATTTGCTTCAATGGAAACCGCCCGAAAACTTCGGAACGGCCGAGATGTGGTACGCGATGACCTGGAACGAGGACGACTTGCTTCACATCCTCGGGAATTACCCGAGCCGCGGCGTTTACATGGCGTGCCCGTTCAATCTCTACGTTAAGAAGATCATCAAGGGCGACGTCGTCACGAACCCGGACGGCTCGAAAGAGATCAGGGGCGAACGGCTCGAAATCGAGGCGATGCCGCTTTCGTTCTGGATTCTGGACCTTCTCGTCCCGAACATTTTGAAGGAACGGGACAAGACGTACCTCGAGAAACAGTTTGCGGTCAGGGCGCAAATGGAGCGCGAACGCAAGGCATGGCGTGACAAGGCGATGGACGCCTACCGCAATGCTTCGCCCGCCTTCGGTGGGAACGACTTCGACAAGAGTCAGAACCGCGAACGGATGCTTGCCGAACTCAAGGCTAAACGCTTCCCCGTCACGGCCGAAGAGGCCGCGCGACGATTGGGACGCGGGCACACCGTTCGATAGAATCAGGAAATCAGGAAAAGGAGAACGAGAACCATGCCACTAGCAGAAGGAAAAACGGCGCTTGCCGACGAGCAAGCCCGACTCAAGGAACAGGAACTCGACGGGCCGATTATCTACACGCCGAGCCCGCTTTTGGACATGCTGCCTTCGGGGCACGTCTACGTTTTCAGCGTCTTTCCGCAAGAAAAGATCGTCGCGAAGGGAATTCTCGGCAAATACCGGATTCCGGCTTGTGCGGCCGGCGAACGAGTGTCGACGCCGCTCAAAATTCCCCTGATCGTTATGTCGTCGTACTTCGACGCGGCGAGTCAGAGCATGAAAACCGATATTATGAAAGGCGAAGCCCTCGCTCAGGATATCGTGCGGCCTTACACACTTCTCGAGCGCGGCGCCGACTGGTCGGTCGGCAATGTTCTCGATGACTACGGCGTTTTCTGGACGAAAAACGAGGTTCCGACGGACAAGGAAGTCGCCCGAGCCCGGGAGAAACTTGAAACACTTTTCCGCCGGCAACTTTCGGAAGCGACGCGGCTCGAGACGACCGATCAACTCGAGTTCATCACGCCCTTGATGCGGCTCGCGGCTTCCTACTTCAAGGAAGACCGGCCGTGGAACCGGATTTACAAGAAAATGGAAGCCTGCTTCGCGTGCGGCGGCGATGTTCGCGCCGGCGTGATCATTCACTCTTGCGGCGCGGTTATGCCCGGACAGTGGAACCGCGCAATCGCGGCAGGACTCAAGACGGTTGAACAGGCCCTTGCGGCTGGAATCGACCTGGACGCCGAAAAGGCGCCGGCGAGTGATAAGCCCGCAAGGGGTAAGGGAAAAGCAGCCGACAAGCCGTAAACAACGGTTTACCAAGCGGCCTACGATCTTCGGGGGGCGGCAAGATACCTGTAGAGACTCCTGATCTTTACAGGCCTTGCTTGCCCCTCGGGGCTTCAACAATTTTAGGGGGACCTTTTGCCGAGCGTACCGGTAGGAACTTACTTCACAGCCGACGAAGGCTTGAACCTTGCGCGAGCAATCGTCAATGACATGTTGCGCTCGAGTGCCGGTCAGACGCTCTCGAATACCAAGCCGTACACGATCGAATATCTAAACGCCGCGGTCGAAGATTGTCAGGAATACCTCGCCAACAATGGAGTGACGTCGAACATCAAGGATGACGTCATTCTCTCGCCTCTTACGCCCGTCCAAAACGTCAATCCAGGAGTTCAAGTTTATGTCAGCGTCGAAGGTTACTTCGACGGCTCGGTTATGCACTCGACCCCTGCCCTTCCGCCCGACATGATTCTACCGCTTCGCTTGTGGGAACGTCAGACGGGGAGCGGTCAAACGTTCCAGCCCATGAATCAACCGGAAGACGGGCTTCCCTCGGTTCAGCAAGGGACCTTTTTCAGTATGTGGGAATGGCGCGAAGACAAGATCGCCCTTTTTGGCGCGACGCAATCGCGCGACCTTCGCGTGCGCTATGAAGCCGCGCTTCTCCCCATCAAAAACGACGCGGACCTCACGAAGGCGATCATCAAGATTCGCGGCGGCAAGCGCGCCGTCGCTTTCGCTGTTGCCGAGTATTTCGCGGCTGCCAGGGGCGCACCTCAACAGACCTGGGCGAATCAGCAAAAGACCGCGCGTCTCGACGAGCTTGTGAACCGGCAGGTCAGGAAAGATCAGCGCATTGCGTTCAGGCCGAAAGCCTACAATGCCGACCGCGGTTCAATCGACGGAAGTCTTTCGGGGTCCTTCAAGTGAGCGCAACGTTCTTTCGTTACGACGGCACAGTACGAACCGTTCTAGGCGAGGCAATCTCAGGCGCCGCGATTGCGGTTCTTACGCAACCCGCCGACACTTCGACTCAGCCGGGGTCCCCGCTTGCGACGATCTATTCGGCGCCCAATTCAAACGCGCCGACTGTGACCGCGGCCTCTTGGCTTGCCGGCACCGTGACCCTGACGCTGAACACAGTTCCCGCGGATATCGTGCCCGAAAGCTTCATCGAAGTGATTGGGCTCAATCCCGCGGCTTACAACGGCATTGCCGAAGTCGTTTCGGTCGACCCAGTCGCGAAGACCGTCACCTTCGACCTTCCGCTCAATCCGGGAACCTTTGTTTCGGGCGGCACGTTGCGGACGAGCGCACTTCCGAATCCGCTTCAATCCGACAACCTCGGCAATTACTTCTTCTATGCGACATCCGGAATCTATACCGTGCAGATCTACGACCTGCCGGCCCTTCCGGGTGAGCAGCTTGTTCTCGCCGATCAAAATGTCGTCGCTGGCGGCGGCACGGGTTCGGTGACGAGCGTCGCTCTCAATATGCCCGCCGAGTTTGCGGTTTCGGGTTCGCCCGTTTCTTCGGCCGGGACGCTCGGCGTTACCTGGGCGAATGAGCTTGCAAACCGCGTGCTCGCGGGCCCTGCTTCGGGGCCTGCAGCGACACCCAACTTCCGGGCGCTTGTGCCGGCCGACTTCCCCGCGGGCGTCGGAACGGTGACAAGCGTCGCCCTTACGACTACGGTTCCCGCGGCTTTGCTTTCCGCTAGTGTAACGGGTTCACCGGTCACGACGACGGGGACACTCGCGATCGTCATCACGCTTGCGAATCAGCCGGCAAATACGGTCTTTGCGGGGGCAACTTCGGGCGGCGTTTCGGCGCCGACTTTCCGCGCGCTTGTCGCCGCGGACCTGCCGGGGGTCCTGCTTCAATCGGTTTCTGTTTCGCTCTCTTCGGCCGACCTTCTCGCTCTGCTCGGGACGCCGAAGACGCTTGTCGCAGCGCCCGGAGCCGGTTTTACGATCGTCCCCTTAATGATCTTGATCGAGTTCTTCGGGGGTACGGTCGCTTATACCGATGCTGGCGGCGCCGTAAGCTTTTCGATCGGGAGCGCATCTGAGGCCCTTGCTTCGAATGCGATCTTCCTCGTCACCGTCGCGCCGAACAAGGGAATCCAGCGATTCGGGCCCTTGCTCGCAACGGACACGGCCGGGAACCCCCCGAGTGACGAAAACGCCGCGCTCACAATCAGCAAGGCGACGAACAATTTCGCAGCCGGCGACGGCACGGCGAAAATTCTAGTGCAATACCTCATCTTGCCGACGACTTAAAAGGAGAGAAGGAAAAAATGGCAACCGCAACGTTTAAGTTCAATATCAACAATCGAGTCCCGCTCGGCGAAAAGAATCAGAAGACCGTGCGGTACTACGGCACGATCACCTTCTCGGCCGCCGCCGATGTTTATGCGACGGGCGGGCTTTTGCCGACGACCGGATTCGATTTGAAGCACCTCGGGCCCTATGGCGACCGCGTCCCCTTGATCGTTCTGATCAAAAGCGCGAACGCTTCGGGCTTCGACTATGAGTGGAATCAGTCGACCGGGAAGCTCGAGATTCTCTCGAACGCCGGGAGCGGCACCGCGGCCCCGACCGAAATCACGAACGGGACCGCACTCAGCGCGACGACGCCCGCGATCTCGGGCGACGTGATCAATTTCGAGGCCGTTTTCCCGACGGGCAACTAAGCGAATGAATAACGCGCTCGGCGCTTCTGACATTCCCTTGACGGTCTTCGGTGGTGCTGTGACCGAAATGAAGCCCGAAGACCTTCCCGAGGGGGCGAGTCCATACAATCAGGACATGGACTTCACGCCAGGAGCAACCTTTACCCGGGCCGGCCGCAAGAATCAGTACTTTTACGAGAATCTATTCGCGCTTGCGAGTGCGGGGTTTGCTCAAAATGTGGGCGACCCCGCGCTTGCCGCTTGGCTCAGTCCGCACAATCTGACGCTCAACACTCCGGGCGTTTACGCGCGGACGAGACTTTTAGGGGCGCCGTTTGATGGCGGGGGTTTTTGGGATTCGGCGGGTTCGGCTGGCGTTCAGGGTAACGCAAACCATTTTACCCTCACGTCTTCGCCTGCAATCTCGGGCGAACTCGCACTCTATTTTGCCTCAACGGGCTCGGCGGGCGGGACAACGCAACCCTTCCCCGCGGCGCAAGGCTGGACAGATATCACGGGCTCGGTCCCGGGCGTCAACGGGAATTATCAGCGGGTCGCGGCAAAGATTCTCGGGGCCTCGCCCGATAACGCGGTCGTCAATTTCCAGGGCGGAAACGTCGCTTCGTTTGGCGCTGTCGTCGGCCTTTTTGGTTCAAATGGAAGTTTGCCGACGGTCGTTCAATCGGACCTGATCGCCTCGGGAACGATCTCGGCCGGCGCGCATGGGCCCGCAACCTTTGGCGGTCCCGTTGCCGCGGGTAACGCTGTCTTCATCTTCCTCGGAGCCGCAAGCGGCACGAACGGGTTGACGCTTTGGAGCGGCGTCACCGTAACCGACAATCAGGGCAACACCTATTACCTCATCGGAAGCGAAGGGAACAACGCGAACGGCACCGCGCAAAGTCTGATTCTATTCACGCCTTCCGTTCAGGCCGGGACGCTAAACGTCACAGTCACGATCGGCGCGGGTTCGATCGATGGCGCCAACCTGACGATGCTCGAGGTCAACGGGCTGCAGGTCCTTCCGGGCAGTACGGCGAACAAATCACAGGAATTGCAGGCGCTAAACTTTCCGCTCAGTATCCCGCCGACCGAGGTCGTGCTCGGCTTCGAATTCGAATTCAGCGGGCATCAATCGACGCTCGACCCGAGCGCGGTTCTGACGCTTTCGCTACTCGACCCGTCACCCGCGGGTTCGCCGTCGTTTACGTTCCAGCTTCCCCTTGTCGACGGCACGGTGACGATTGCGACGCCGCTCGAGACGTGGGGCTTTCGCCTGATGCCCGATCAATTGAACGACCCGAGTTTCGGTTTCAAGGTGGTCGCAAAGTCCGATGTGACCGCGGAATTTGACGCCTATTCGGCGAAGATCAGGGTCTTTTTGACGCCGAACCCACCCGTCAATTTCAACTGGATTAAGACGTACCAGCAAAACAACGGGAACATTGATTCGCTTCTTCTCGATGACGCCGGGATTCTGTGGCAAGAGGACGTGATCGCGGCGCCCGGGGTTCTCAATTCAATTTTCACGGCCATCGAGCCGCACACCTTTGCTAAGAGCGTGACCTTCGAAGACGTCGAGTGGATTGCGTTAAGCGATCTTGTGAACGGAACGGACATGCCACGGCAGTGGGACGGCAAGAACCTCGACCGCGTGAGTCAGGTCGGCCCAGGCGCCCCCCCTTCGTTCTCGACGACTTCGGTAGGGAACACGGTTGTCTCGATCACCCAGGCGCCGGCCGTAGTTTTCCCGACGGGGCCGCACGACTTCATCACGCTCGGGGCGGGCCCCGTGCATCTACACGGGTCGACGACTCCGGGGAACATCGTAAGCATTCAGCCGCGGACTTCGTTTGTGCGCCCTGCCGACATTGTCGTCGGTTCAAACATCGTGATCAGCGGCGCGCCGCTTTTGAGCGGTTTCAACATCAATAACGACCCCGCCGGCATCACGAATCCGCCCTTCTGGACGGTGACGAGCATCGGGCCTGTGATCTCGGGCAATGCCACAAGTGACTGGATTACTTTCCAGGCGCCTTTTACCGGCTTTTTCTCGATCAATAACATTTCGGGCGTGAGCATCGAAGGCACGCTCGCGACACTGACGACGTCCTCGCAAGTCCCGAACCTCGAGGTCGGAAATCAGTTTACGCTTGCAGGGACCGGGGGCTCGCCGCCGGCAGGCTATGACGGGACCTGGACAGTATTCGCGACGCCGAACGCTTCACAATTGCAAATTACCTCGGTTGCGCGCTCGAGTGACGTTGCGACCTACGGCTTCAACCTGATCACCGGGACGCTTCCGGTTGTCGGGCAATTTGTGACGGTGGTCGGGACGCTTGCCGACGATGGAACCTTCAACGTCTCAAACGCTGCAATCGCTTCGGTGACGCCGGGGTCCTTCACGCTTTCCCTGCCCGGGAACAACGTCTCGAGCACTGGCGATAGCGGCTCGGGGACGATCTCGGGGACGATCTTCAAATTCGACCCGCTTCGCATTGTGGGGAATCGCTCAACGGGAACGATCGTTACCGCGGGCGTCATCGGTTCGGGGATTCGCCGCGGCGTCGTGATGTTTGAAACTCGCAGCGCGGGAATCACGCAACCGTCGCCCTATGCTGAATTCACGGTCACGGGGAGCGTTAGCACGCTCAACGCCGCACAGATTCCCATCGGGCCGCCCGACACAATCCGCCGCATCGTTGCCTTCACCGGCGCAAATGGCGGGAACTATTTTTACATCGATCAGCCGGTCACGGTGACGGACAATGGTCAGAAGGTGACGTACACCTCGACGATCATTCCCGACAATACGTCGACGAGTGCGACCTTCACTTTCCCCGACGCGATCTTGCTCGCGGGGATTGCGATCGACGTCCAGGGAAACAACCTTTTCGCACAGCGCGAACTCGGGTCTTCGATCGGGTTCCTCAGTTATTCGAGCCGGCTCTTTGCCTGGGGCGAACAGAACAAAGTCCAGAACTTTCTCAATCTCTCGTTTGACGGGGGCTACAACCCGCCCGACTTTTTGCCGCTTGGCTGGACGGTCGACCAAACGAATGGCGACGGCGGGACGCTCGCGGTTTCGCCGCAATTTGGCAATTCGTACCTGATCGCAAACGCGACCGGAAGCCCGCAAGCTCTCTACGGGATGATCGAGCAAGGCGCCTACACGAACCAACTGGGCACCCCGATCATAAAGTCGAATACGCGCTACTCGGTCAGAATCACCGCGCGCTCGCCTTCGCTCACGCCGTCAGGGAACCTTGTCGTCGATCTTTTTAGCCCGCAACTCGCTCAGATCTTCGGGTCGTTCAGTATCCCGCTTGCGAGCATGGGCTCGACGATGACGATCTTCACGGGCGAGCTTCTGACTCAGGCGCAACAGTTCGGGATTGTTCCGAAAGACCTGCTCTTGCGGGTGTATGCTTCGGCGCTGCCCAATGGCGGCAACGTCGAGATCGATCGGGTCGAGCCTTTCCCGACCGACGAACCCGTTTTTGCGACTTCCTTCACCGCTTCCTATGCCGACAATCCGCAAGGGTTTGACGGCGTCACCGGGAACACGGGCCCGAATCAGAATCAGCAACCGATCAGGGGCGGCGCGGAAATGTTCGATCTGCTGTACGCGCTCAAGGAACGGTCTATTTTCTCGACTTCGGATAACGGCGTCACCGAGCCTGCCTTTTGGAACTGGCGCGAGGTTTCGCAGCAAGTCGGCACGATCGGGATTCATTCTTACGACTATGGCGAAGAGTGGCTCGTCACGGCTTGCCGGCCGGGAATCTACTTCTTCAACGGCGGCGCGCCGCTCAAGATCTCGCAAGAGTTTCAAACGGTTTGGGACGCGATCAACTGGAAATACGGATACACGATATGGGTTCGAAACGACGTCGTGAACAAGCGGATTCTCGTCGGGATTCCCCTTCCGACGGGACCCGGGACGAAATCGTTTCCTTATCTGCCCGAGTTTCCGGCGAATGCTGCCCCGACGACGCCGAACGTGGTCTTGACGATCAATTACCGCGAACTCAGTTCGGGTATGGCGCTTGCGGAAACGGGCCCGATCAAGTCGGGTTACTCGGGCCGGATTCTTTCGCCTGAACCGGCGCGCAAGACTTCGTTTTGGAACATTCGCTCGCCCTATGCGGACTTTGTGAACCGCGGGAACAATGAAACGCCGCTCTTTATTTGCACGGGTTACGCCGATAGTAAGGTCTTTGCACTCGACGAGGACGAGCTCGACGACGACGGCCTCGCGATCAATTCGTTCTACCTGACCTATGGGTTCACGAAAGCCGAGATGCAAGACGCGAAGGGCCTCGGGCTTCACCGGATGCTAGCGGACTACATGACAACGCTTGCCGTGGGAACGGGCGACCTGAACATTTGGATTTATCCCGAGTCGCCGCAAAACGACTTGCCGATTATCTTGGACCCGATACCGCTCGACGCTTTCACCTTCGGGGACCTCGAGAGTGACGTAAACTACACGGCGAACCGCTTCTTCGTTCGCTTCGGAACAAACCGCGTCGGGCACAAGTTCCAGGTGTCAAAAGTTGTGATGAGTTTGCGACCCGATGCGTGGTCGCCGATCAGGGGGTCGGCAAGGGGAAGTCCATGATCGACGGAAGTCAGTTTTTGAAGGAAATCAGGAGCAAGGACCCGCACCTCGGCCTTTTGCTTGAGCAGATTATCGACGGCGTAAACGGCACGGCGAATCACATCGGAGTCAACCCGAATGGGCAGGTCGCGCCGCCCCCGCCCCTTGAAGCGCTCGAGGTCAAGGCGAACAACGGAGACGTTCACGTTTCCCTGACGCATAACTCGCCGATCGGGAAAAATATCCGGTACTTTGTCGAAGCTTCGGTCGACCCGACTTTTCAGAATGTCGACCCCGCGCATGTTTTTGACCTGGGAACGTCCCGCGGACTCTTCACGCGGCTCCCCGCGATGGACGACGACGGCAACCCGCAAAACTGGCACTTTCGCGCCTATCCGCAATACCAGGGGAGCGAAGCCGGCGAAAAGACTTACTTCGGGACAATGGTCAATCCGACACCGGTCGCGACGGGCGGGACGACGCAACTCACGCCGCTCAAGTCCAAGGGTTCAGGGACCGCGGCGCCCGACGGGTCACAAGGTGGGCAAGGCCTGGGGACTGATTTGCGACGATTGCCGCTCGGGCCGAAGGTTCCCGCGGCGCTGAACGTCCTATGAGAATCAGGGAATATACGCCGGCAGATCTCGAGGCCGTCAAACGGTTACACGAAGGGCACGACTTCGAATTGCCCGACCTCACTCACCCGCTTGTGATCGTAAAGCGCGTGATGGTCGACGACGAAGAACGGGTCCGCATGGCAGGCTTCGGGCGCCTTCATGCGAGCGTGATTCTGGCGGTTGACCGAACATGGTCGACGCCGGCCGCGCGGCTTGCGACCGTCACCGAATTGCAAAAGGACATGATGGCGCACGGCTCCAAGATGGGGCTCGACATTGTGACCACGCAAGCCGAGGGACGATTTGCCGAGCGGCTCGCGGAGATGGGCTGGACAAAAGGATTCGGCGAAATGTTTTATAGGAGTATCGACTAAATGCGGACGACAAGGCGCGTGCTGATCGACCCGCTCGGGTTCACCGAACCTTACGCGGGCATCAAGAAAGCGACAAAGGCGGCTCAAGGCGCCGCGACGACCGCGGCGGATACCGGGGTAAAATACGGGTCTTCGGCTGATACGGAACGGGCGACGCTTGTCCCGGAATTGACCCGGGAAGCGACGCATCCCACGGGCTTCAATCCGACCGACGTCAATAACATGCTTGTCGCCGGCGAAGAGGGCGCGGGCGGCGCAACGGGCTCAATCACGGGCGAAGCAAACCTCGAGGCGGCCAGGACGCATAACACGGGCGCGCTTGCGGGTGTGCTCGATGAAGCGGCGCGCAGTAAAGCGCGGACCCTTTCTTCGAACGCCCTGAACGTTCAGAATCAAAACGCGCTGCTCAAGGAAAAGCAGAAACAGCAAGGACTTTCGGGCCTCGAGGGGCTTTACGGTGAGGACGTGAACGCCGGCCTCAAGGCGCAAGGGCTAGTTCCCGAGGACATAAATGCGTGGTCGAACGCAAACAAAACGGGTTGGCTGCAGAATACCGAAGGGGTAATTGATACACTTACGGGCGCTGCGAAGGCAGCAAAGCCCGGGGGGTTCATGACCTAATGGCCGATCTCGAGACAATCCCGACTCAGGTAGACGAAGAAACCGAAGAAGAACGCCGGCGGCGGCTTGAAGAAGCCGAGGCAAGCAGTAATCTTGCGCCCGTTGTGCAACCGACGATCAACGCGCACCGCGGTAAAGGCACGTCTGACCTTGCGCTCACCGAAGAGATCGAAAGGACGCACCCGACCTCTGTCAGCACGAAAAGCGTCGGCGACCTCTCAGCGCCCGACCTCGGCGGGAACGGTCCTAAGCCGGTCGTAAACGGCGGTTTACAGCCTATTGGGCCGTCGAGTCCAGTCAAGCCGTTGTCCTTTGCCGAACGGCAGAACCTTCCCGTCATTTCGCCTGGGGCGCCGGCGGGAAGCGCGGCTTCCTACGAAGCGCAACTTACTCGCCTTCAAGACCAGAAAGCTAACCCGTGGGGCAGCGCCGAGAATCACCCGGGCTTTGGTGGCAAGCTCGCGCATGTTCTTTCAAAGGTCGGGAATATCGCGGGCGATATCGTCGCGCCTGGGACAATGGAACTCATCCCGGGAACTGACCTCAACCGACAGGCGAAGGAAGCGGGCCTCGAGCACAATCTCGGGGCAGCGCAAACGCGAGAAGCGTCGGCAAAGCGTGGCGAAGCCGAAACCGCCCAGGGCGAAGAACGTAACAAGCTCGAAAGCCGGCGCCTCGACATTGAAGAGGGCAAGGAAGGCAAGGCCCCGTCGATCGATCAGGCTGCGATCGACGCGAAGATGAAAGAGGACAATCCCGAAACCGGAAAGCCCTTTACGGCCTACGAAGCGCGCATCGAACTGGCAAACGATATACAGGCGGGGAAGCAAAAGCCCGAAGGCGCGCCGAAGACAATCGTGATGCTCGACGAGCACGGGAAACCCAACGAATACCAGTTTGATCGAGGCGGGAACTTGTCGGGCGAGGCAGGGTACGGCAACTGGAAAAAGATCGGGCCCGCGAAACCCGACGCACTTTCACTCGGCCTCGTCGGTTCGATTCAGCCGTTACTGGGGCCGAACGGGCAGATCGTCGGGACGCTCAACTCGAAGACCGGGAAGATGGCGGGGCTCACGCCTGAACAGGCGGCGACGGTCGGCGGTACGGGCGGAACGACGGGTTCGGGCGCGCGCCTAGCCAATACCGAGCGGAATCAATTCGCTACCCAGGTCGTCAATCCCGCGCGGCAGGTCGAAAGTCAGTTCCAGAAAGCGACGGCGGCGCTCAAGGCTTACAACGCGAACCCGCAAACGGGCGCGGCCGGCATGGTTCTCTTCGCGCAACACCTCGGGACGACGCTTGGCGGCATCAAGGGCGCCGCGATCGGCGAACAGTCACAGGCGCTTCACGCGAACGCAATCGGCCTCGCCGACCGTATTTCCCGATGGATTGACAAGAACGCTACAGGGCAACCTATTTCGGAGTCCCAGTCTCGCGACTTCTATCATATGATTCAGGAGACGCGCGAGATCACTTGGCGCCTTGCAGCGCGCGCCGCATCCGACCGAAAACAACCGGTCGACTTTTTGCCGAACGACGTTCAGATCAGCCTTGCGGACTCGGGCGGGAAAGTGCGGCACGTTCCCGGCAACCGCGTGCAAGAATATCTCGACAAAGGGGCGAAGATCGCCGAATAAATGCCCGACGACAAAGCCTTCAATTGGGACGACGAAGACGAGAAGAAAGAGAAGCCCGCGGCCGGCGGCGGTTTTTCGTGGGATGAAGAAGAGAAAACTAAGGCTTCGCCCGAGCCCTATGCGGAAGCAAAGGCAAAAGTTTCGCAGCCGACCGAATTCGAAACGCAAAGAGGCGCGACCGAGCAGTTCCCCGGGCACTCGACGAACCTCAAATCGGAAGCCGTTGCTCAAGACAAAAGCCGCGGCTTTCTTCCGCACGTTTACGACTGGATTAAGTCCCAGGCGCCGCCCGAGCCCAAAAGCTTTGGCGAAGCCGTTTCGACCGGCCTGCATCAAGGGCTCAAGACACTCGACCCGCGGGAAAGCGTAGGCGGGCAAGCGGTTCAAACGCTCACCGGAACGGTTCCGCAAGAATACTTCGGCGCCCGCGAACGCGGGCATGATATCCCGTACAGCGCCGCGGCTGGCGTTTCGAGCGCAACGGGTGTGCGTCCCCTGCAAATGGAACAGGCGGCCGAGCACGGCGACACGGCCGGCGTTTTGGGTGAAGCCGCGGGCCCTGCCGCTCTTGCCGTTGCCCCTTCCGCGATCAGTCGGATTCCGAAGATTCCAGGCGCGACGCCCGCCCTCAAGGCGATCGGCGAACCCTTTCATATTGGGATGAGCGGCGAAGATCTTCTCAAAAAGGGCGTGAGTCCGCGCGCCCAGGCTACTGGATGGGATGACGCGATCAGCCGGCCGGGAGTTCAGCGCGCCCTGACCGAGCACAATGCCGCGACGCCGATCAAGAGCGCGGCCGACCTTGACGAAGCAATTCCCTTGATGAAAGAGAAAGTTTGGAAAGAGAAAGTCGAGCCGGCGCTCGAGCGGCAGGCAAAGCGCGAGGTCGACATGCATCCCGCGGCCGAGGCCGTTCGGAAGGCTGTCAGTCCCGAGATGCAGGAATTTGACCCCGAACACGCCGATCAATTGCACTCGCTTGCCGACAAGCTCGAAGGCTCGCGCAACGTTGAGGGCGCGAACCGCTTGCTAACTTATGTGAACGGCAAACTCGAGTCGTACTTTGCGAAGTACCCGAGCGCACGGCGCGCAAATCTTTTGAATAACCCGGACGTAGCCGGATGGGAATCAGCGCGGCGGGCGATTCGCGAACAGTTTTTGAACACGCTCGAGAATGCGGGCGAAAAGCAGATTCGCGAAGCGCGCCAGGACTACGGCGGCCTCGAGACGATCGGGAAGGAAGTCGAGCGGCGGGTCAATGTGGCCGACAGGGCAAAGCCGATGAGTCTTTCGCGGCTTTTGGGTCTTATGGCGGCCGTTCCGACGGGCGGGGTGAGCGTCGTCGCCGGCGAAGTCGCCCATCACTTGAACAAGCCCGATGTACTTATCAAGCGGGGAATCAGCCGACTCAATCCGCCGGCCGAGGCGCCTTTTACGCCGCCCGCAGCGTTCGAACCCGAAGCCGCAAAGCCGACGCCTGTCGCCGGCCCTTCGGTGCGGGAACAGGCGCGCAATCCCCAGGAAGGCCCGACGCGGCTTTCGAGCTTGCGACCGGTTTCCGGCGCGCCGAGTGAGGCGCTCAGTCCGATCGAGGCACGGGGCTTTGCAAAGACGCCGCCGGAAGGTTTTTCGAGCGTGCTCAAAGACACGGGATGGGAATACGGCGGGAAGAACAAAATGGGCATCCACGAATTCAAAGACCCGAAATCGAACATTTCGATCAGCGTGAAGGATGCCGACTTGACGCCCTACACGGTGCGCGCCCGGATTGCCGAGAAGCTCAAAGAGTTCCGGCGTTAACGAACGTGGCGGTCGACAATCCACCAACGCACGATGAAATGACCCAGGGCCCCGACCGAAGCCGTAAGAATTAGCCAACTAAGCATTGCAGTTACCTCGACTTTCATGTTAAGACACGGACACTTCGGTTCCAATAGGACCGAAGTACTACGAGCAAGGAACGAACGATGATCAGACGCCCAGTCGTGATGCTAGCCTTTTTCGCACTTTTGTCTTTCGCGGTTGCCCAGGCACCGCCGCCGCGAAGCACGATTCCCCCGATGCCGGCGGCGCCCCAGTTTGACCCAACGAGCGTTATACAGGCCGTCGGCCAGTCTGGCGCATGGACCTTGGCCGCCGGGACGAGCATCGACAACCTCGGGAAGATTCAGTACGCGGACGAGCAGCGCCTTCTCGCTCTTGATGGGCCGACCGGACAGGTCGCGAGCCTGCAACAGCAAATCAACGTTACCCGGGCTTCGACGACCGAAGTGCAACTTGTCTCGCCGACTTCGCCTTCGCCCGTTGGATGGAGCGGCGTGCCGGTCGCGACGACTGAATTCCAGGGAGGCGGCGCAAATATCCGCACGCGCCGATTGCTCGATTTTAGTAGCGTTCACTCCGTCCGTCTTTGCCAGAATCTTTCCCTACCCCTCGCCGGTGCCGTTTTGAACGTCGAAGAGAGCGTCGATCAAGTAACCTGGACGCCGCTCGTTACGGGCCTCGATCTCGGAACGAAGGGCCTTTCGTGCTCGGCCTGGGTTCCCTACGGCAATGCGCGGCCGCTTGGCGACGCGGTCGTCCGTGTCACGGCTTCAAATCCCTTGAACACCGCCGCAACGCCTAACTGGTGGTACATCAGCCTCGAAATTAAATGAGGGCGGGCGATGGCGATCAGTTTGATGGACATGCTCACACGGCAGATTGTCGATAAGCAGATCAGTGTCGAGGCTGCCCGCCGCATTGTTTTGAACCGCGCGAAATTGCGGCGCGAACAGCAGTCGAGGGGTTTACTCGAGGTCGATCGGAAAGAAGACGAAGCGATTCTCGAGAAGATAAACAAAGGGGGAAACTAGTGCGGCGTTGGCTCGGCGACGTCAAGGACAGCGACAAGGTTGCGCTGCTCGTTCTCTATTCGGGCCTGATTGTTGTACTTTTTGCGACGGCCGCGGGGCTCGCAGTAACTTTCCACGCCGGGGCGAATGAAGCACTTGTCGACCGTTCGCTGTCGATCGTCAAGGATTTGTTCGGCGTCGGCGTCAGTCTGATCACCGGCGCTTGTTTAGTTTTGCGTTTCCAATCAAAGGGCGGTACACCGCCAGGGGCCCCGGATGCTTAAGAGTGATCGGAAGATCATCATCGTGAGGAACTGGCAACTTTTCATCGGGATAGTCGTTTTGCTCGTTCAAATCACGTTCGGCGTCGGGATGCGTGCCGCGCAAAACGATGACAATTCCCGGGAAATCGCCGAAATGAAGCAAAGGCGCGTCGTCGAGATGGACGTTTACGAAAACGAACAAGCCGCTTTGCGGGAACAACTGAATCGCGTCGAAGAAAAAGTCGACAAACTGATCGAGGCGAAGCTCAAGAAATGAACGGACATTCAGAAGCGAGACTTACCACGGTCTACCCGGAACTCGCGCGACGAATGCGCACTGCCGACGACATGATGACGAGTCTCGGCTTCCGGCTCGAGATCTCTTCCGGGCTTCGCACCTTTGCTGAGCAGCGCATGCTCTATTTGAAGGGTCGCGACCTTCTCGGGAACATCGTCGACCCGACGAAGGTCGTAACGCACGCAAAGGCCGGCGAGAGTTATCACAATTTCGGTCTTGCGGTCGATTACTTTTTCGAGAACATCGACGGCATGGCAATTTGGGCGCCTGAGTTCCCGGGTTACGGGAAAATGACCGAAGTCGCAGAAAGCCTGGGTTTAACATGCGGCGTCAGGTGGCCCGAGCCCAAAACAGACCCCGATCACATTCAGCTTTCGAACGGTTTTTCTGCGAACGAACCCGATGCTAACATCAAGTACATTCTGAAAGAGGGCGGCCTTTTGGCCGTTTTCGCGGAGATGAACAAGGCACTCGGGATTGAGGGATAGGGCAAATGGAACGAAACGAAACGGGAGTCGTCAAGTGGTTCAATTCGGCGAAAGGCTACGGATTCATCGGGCGGGATGGCGCCGACGACGTCTTCGTTCACTTCTCGGCGATTGAGGCCGAGGGTTACAAGAGTCTCAACGAAGGGGACAAGGTTCAGTTCGATATCGTCAAGGGCCCGAAGGGTTTACAGGCTTCAAACGTCATAGTCGTTAATTAGGGGGAAAGATGAACGGAAAACTTCTCGCCGCGGTTCTCGCGCTCTCGCTGTGCATGCCGGGATGCGCCATTCTGAACAAGCCCATCAATCACCCGGGCGCTGTCGACAAGATCGACGATATCGCCTATGGCGCTTTGCTCATTTATCACGATTCGATTGAGACTACAAAAAAGGACCTTGCCGACGGCACTTTTCCCGCCGCGGACAAGCCTGTTCTGAACAAGTTCATCGACGCCTACAATGCCCTCGACGCCGCGACCACGGCCTACCACAAAGCGGCCCTCGACCATACGGGCACGTCCGATCTTCTCAGTAAAATCTCTGACGCCGAGGCAGCCGCGGCCGCCGCGTTTGCCGAACTCGTCAAGATCTATCCGAAAGCAGGTGTCAAAAAATGAGCACGCCAGCAACCCCGCCGGTTCCGCCGGCGGGTCCTTCTGCAATTGATCGGATTCTCGCGATTCTCGACCTGGGACTCAAAAGCGCGGGCGCCCTTACCGGGGGTCCGCTCGGTGCCGGCTTGTCGCTCGCCGATGCCTTGCTCTTGATCGGCGTCCATGCGAAGGCCGTATACGAAGCCGAAACGGGTCAGCCTTACGACCTTTCAAAAGTTCCGCCCGAAGACCACGTCTAGTCTGTCCGTTATCGAACAGACGGAAAGCGTCGCACTCGGATAGGGTGCGATCGTAGGAGAAACTCGAAATGACGAATGACCTCATCTACATTGCCCGCGCAAACGCCGCGCTCAGGTCCCACGGCGTTTCTCCTGAGATCGCTCACAAGCTCGTCAAAAGACACGGGCATAACCGGATAAACGAGATTCTCAAGCACGAATTGCACCTTCTCGAGAAGCTCGTCCGCGAAGAGATGGAAAAGATCGACGAACTTGAAGAAAAGATCGAGGAACTCGAAGAGATTATCGTCGGGCAAAAACCCGTCGCGGTTTCTTCGGTTCTCAAATTCAAAACCTCACAAGGAGTCACTACCATGCCGTTAACAGTTCACCTCAATGACACCCCGGGCGACGCCATTTATCAGGAATTCGCGGCGCCGAACGGGCAAGGTCAAGTTGTACCCCCGACAGGCATCGTGCTTTTCAAGTCGAGCGATGAAACGGTTGCGACCGTTGACCCGTCGACCGGAAAGCTTGCCTACATCAAGGCCGGACAGACCACGATCAGCGCGGACGACGGCGGGAACCTGCCCGCATCCGATGTTCTGACCGTGACCGACCCCGTCGCCGTATCTTCGACGTTGACGCTGAACCCGGGCGTCGCGCCGGCCGCGGCCGCACGTCGGTAAGTCGACCTCAACCCCCAAGCAAGACCGCCCCCTCGGGTTTCGACTCGAGGGGGCTTTTTTATTTTCTTGACATTGGTAAACCATTGGTTTACACTCTTCCTATGGCGCATCAAACCCCTCAGAACACGGACGGAAAGGCTACCCCGACTCGTTCCACAAAAACCCTTTCCGTCCGCCTTCCTTTGGCGCAAGCCCTCGAAATCGAGAAGCAGGCCCGGGAAAAGGGCTATACGAACACCAATCAGTATCTTGTAGCAATGATTGGGTTTATTGCGCCGTTGACGCCGCCGGCGCCCGTAGAGCAGGAGAGCAGCAAATGCCTCGAACCGAACGCGACATTGCAACCCTCTACCTCTTGAAAGTCGTCACGGTTTCCGTTGTTTTGGCAGGTGGTGTGCTGTACTTTCTGGACTGGCTTCAACACTAGAGCAGGAGCATATCTTCATGAAATTCGAAATCAAAAATCAGTGGGATGGCTCGTTAATTTTCAGCGTAGAAGCCGAAAATTGGCGTGTTGCAGTTGAAGCCGCTATTGGCGCAAAGGCGAACCTCCGCTCGGCGAACCTCAGCTCGGCGGACCTCCGCTCGGCGAACCTCCGCTCGGCGGACCTCCGCTTGGCGAACCTCAGCTCGGCGGACCTCCGCTTGGCGGACCTCCGCTCGGCGAACCTCCGCTCGGCGAACCTCAGCTCGGCGGACCTCCGCTTGGCGGACCTCCGCTCGGCGAACCTCCGCTCGGCGAACCTCAGCTCGGCGGACCTCCGCTCGGCGAACCTCCGCTCGGCGAACCTCAGCTCGGCGGACCTCAGCTCGGCGAACCTCAGCTCGGCGAACCTCCGCTCGGCGAAAGGACTTGAGCGGTTTCCAATTTCGATCATGGGACATAAGCATCCCCTTTGGACCACGCAAAGTGGTAAACTTTGCATTGGTTGCCACGTTCACACTTTTTCAGAGTGGGAACGTCACGTGGAAAAGATCGGAGAAGCGGAAGACTACTCCGCAATAGACGTGGAGATTTACAAGCTTCACATCGCCCACCTGAAAAAGGTCTCGGAATTGCTGTGGAACAAGAAAGAGAAGTAAATTTCGTAGAGCAGGAGCATCCCTATGATCATCGGCGTTACTCACGACAAAGAAGGTCAAACCCTTATCCGTCGCAGTGTTACGGTGAAAGTGGCGATCGGCCGCGGCCCTAGCGAGAGTCGCAATCACCCCGAAAAACTTGATCACTTCATTTTCCTGCGCAAGGAAAGTGAGGCGGGTGAGGTCGACTGGGTCGACGATGAGAAAATGACTGCCCATTACCGGCAACTTGCAGGAGATACCGAGCCTACCGAGGTCGTGATCATCTTGCTCGATGATGACATTGACCACGTCTTTCGCACTGAATTTGCATGGTGGACGAAGACGAAAAAACGTTGCTCAGGTGATGGCGAGAAGGCGATTCGCGAGGGGAAACCTTGGGCGAATTGCGCGAATTCAGGCAAATGCGAAGAACACGAAAACGGCGAGTGTAAGCCCTCTGCCGATCTGTACTTCATGCTCGCGGACTTTCCGAGCCTGGGCACGGCTTGCCGGCTTCACACCTCGAGTTATCAATCGATTAGAGAGATCTATTCAGCGCTCACTGATCTAAAGAACATGATGGGCGGCCGGCTCCTCGGTCTTCCCGTGAAGCTCTTTGTCCGCCCTGAAAAGAACGTCTACACGGGTAAAGACGGCAAGGATAAGACGGGTACGAAGTATGTTCTCGGGCTCGAGATTCGCGCCGATTCCCTGACGAAGATGCTCGAAAACGTGACCGAGAGCGCGAAAGTCTTTGCCGAACTGCGCAAGGCTATGAAAGGCAAGCAAATCGAGATCGTCGAGGACGACGACGCTCGGGCGCCTGAGATTGCAAGCGAGTTTGTTTCGGTGGGCTCGATCGCGCCAGCGCAATTACCCCCGCCTTCGGACCCGAAGGTCGACGAAGAGATCGCCAAGTTTCACGCCCTTTGCGACGAGATGGGGCTCAACCGAGCGAACCGTCACTTCCTGCTTTCCCGTCACAGTGGCGAGATCTCCGCGGCAATGGCCGAACTCGAGGGCCTAAAAACGGGGCAACGCCTAGGAGACGTGGCGCCGCCGCAAGAACCGGAGAAAACGGGGAAAAAGGGCAAAACGGACAAAAAGGTTTCCCACGATTCGCCCGCTCAGAGCGAGAAAAGGTTCGGGTTCTGACATGCCCGACATTTCGAAGACGTGTGTGCGCTGCAAAAACCCTTTTGTATGGACAGAGAAAGAGCAACTATCGTATAGAGTGAGCGGCTTCAAGGCCCCGAAACGGTGCCAGGATTGCCGGCGTTTCATGCGAGTGCAACGGCAACGGCCGATCAAACGAGCAGGGGGAACGAATGTCACGCGAACGACCGAAGGAAATTAAGAAGGCGGACGTCGTCGGCGGGAGCGGCTTCTTCAAAAGCCTGCTCGCGCGGCTTGGTCAAGGCCTCGGGGCCGGAAAGGCCGCGGCGTATCATCCCCGGGTTGCCGCGCTTACCCCGACGGAGCACCCGAGGAAGTTCTTCGACGAGAAGCGCGCCGGCAAACACGGCGGCTTCAAAGACTGGGAACTCAACAAAATTTGGGGGCCTTCGAAGAACAAAGAGGGCGGCATCTTCGTTGCCCAGTCGACCGATTCACGCCAGCAACGGCGCGCGCGGGAACTTGCCGAAGCCTACAAATACATGGCCGAGCACTACGGCGGCGAACCGCGGCGCATCCGTCGGGAGATGGCTCGGGCCCGCACGCGCTTGTTTCGGAAGACGGAACGGGAGCTTATGGGCAAATTGAGTGAGGGCAGGTCATGAAAACGATGCGACTTCAAATCGACCTTGAGCACACGAAGAAAATTCTCCGCGGCGAGCCCGTCACGATCAAGGTCCCCGAGGGCGCGACACGTTTAGAGCTTCGTTTCGCGACACCCAGGCAGGACTCAGGCGATTCTATCGCGAAGATTCTCGACGTATTTTTCAATGGTCGGCCGGCCTGAATTCTGATATAGTGTCGGTGCGGTAAACATTCTCAAGAGAGCAGGTGCATCCATGTCGATCGTTCCACTTTCGCAGTCGAAACAAGCCCTTTTAGCCTGTCCCCATTCCTACGTTGAGCAAATCATTCGGGGGAACAAAAGCCCCTCAAGTGAAGCTTCCCGCCGCGGTACCGCCGTTCACCTCTTCCTTTCCGAATACACCCGACACCTGATCAACGAACGGCTCGAGCAAGATCTCGATTGGTTCGACGAGCACCTCGACGGACTCCTGCCCGACGCCCGGGAACTACTCGGCGGGCTCCGCAAGGACTTCAAGATCGACCCCGAAGCCGTGCTCGGGACCGAGTACTACATCACCCTCGACGATCAGTTTCAGCCGTGCCCCGCCGACCGCGCCGCCTACGAAATGACCCTCGATCGCGTGACAATCCCGTCCGACAGAGAAGCCGAAATCGACGACTACAAATCAAACTTCATGGCCTTCGAGGCCGACACGTTCCAGGCGAAACTCTATTCGCTCGGGCTCTTGATGATGATGCCGTCGCTCGAGAAGGTCACGTTTCGGCTGCAATTCGTGCGCTGGAACCGCGACAAGATCGCGAAGTTCACCCGGGACGACATTCCCGCGCTACAGGCCGAAGCCCGCCAGTGGCGCTTAGTTCAAATCAACTTGCACCGGAATCATGCTTTTGAAGAAAGGCATCCTAAGTCCGCGCTCATCAATGTGTTGCCCTCGGAAATGACGATTAAGTATCCCGTTCTCTCCGGTTCGCATTGCGTCTACTGCCCCTTGCTCGCGGCCGGCTGTCCGATCGAGAAGAACCCCTACAAAGACCCGACGGGGCAACTCTTCAACGTTCTCTACTTCAAAGCGGCGCTCAAACGGGCCGAGGAAGCCGTCAGAGCAAATGCCGACAAGCTCGGCCCGCTCACCGTTCGGGACGGCATCGGGACCGAATACACGGGCGCCTGGACGATCGTCGAGAAGCGGTCTTACGATATCAACTGCCTGCCCGTCGTGCTCGCCTGGGACAAGAAAAAGAAAGACGACCTTCTGCATAAGCTTACGGTGAGCGGGCTTTCCTCGCCGCTCAAAGCGAAAAAGCGCGCCGAACTCGCCGAAGAGCTTGCGAACTTCGTCGAAGTGAAGGCAGAATCGCAGTTCAAGGTTCGGAAGGTCAAAGAGGAGGAGGAAGACCGCGATGAGTAATCTGCCCCCTATTGTTTACCTCTGCGCGCTCAAGCCCGAGAATCCGCCGGAAGGCGCCGCGTTCGGTCCCTGCTCGGGTTGCGGTCGCGAGGTTATGTTCGAACCTGCGATGCTCGAGTTTGTCCGGTCGTTCGAAGGTTCTGGCGTCCCGTTGATCTGCAACGAGTGCGCTGAACGCGAACTCGGGCACACGCCGCAAACGGTGAATTGAAAGGCGAGGAATGAATTGTGTCGACTGTGAAAAACAAGGCGATGTAAAGACCGCTTTACGTTTGATCAGTCCGAAGATCGGCGTTTGCGATGCCCATTACCGCGAACGGTTTAATCAACCGCCGATCGTGTCGACAAGGGAAAGGAAAGAGCCGAAATCGATGCTTAGCGAGCAAAAAATTGTCGAACTCAGGGAAGATCGCGCTACATTGCCTCTTCGCGAAGTTGCAGTTGCAGAAAAGCACGGAGTTAGTATAAACACCGTCCAAAAGTACACTATGGGTGTAGATGGTCCAAAAGGTGCATATAGGAGAAAGAATCGGGAACAACTTGCCGCGCCTGATCGCGAACGCGAGGTTAGATTTGTAAGCAAGAAAGGGAACTGGGTCACGATCGAAAACGCTTTGGAGGCGCTGTACGCTGAAAAGAAACAATTCGACATTCGAGCTAAGAAGTTGGACGCGGCAATCAAGACGTTAGAAGACCTAGTCAAAAATAATTGACTGTGAGGGGCTATGAACCGAACCGAGATCAAATCGAAGGCGATCAAAAGCATGGGGTACGACCCCGTCGCCTACATTCTGGAACTCGAGATGCACTCGGGGGACGTCTACCAGTACAAACAGGTCCCGCCCGAGATCTACGCCGACTTCGAGAAAAGCGACTCGAAGGGTAAGCTCTTCCCCTTGATCAAGCGGTCCTTCCCGTGCGAGTGTGTGCATCGGGTACCGCGGGAGCCCGGAGACGAGCCGAAGTATTCCGCCGAACTCGTCGACAGTGAGTCTATGACGTGGGTCATCCATTCGAGCGACCCCGGCGACAAGACCGAACGGAAAATTTCGGGCATGTTTGATTCAGGGGAGCAGGCGATCGAGGCCGCGATCGAACGGGGGATTCTATGAGCAAATCATGGCCGTACAAGACCGACGGGGACCTTCGCGCCGCGGGTTACAAATACGAATCGACCCGGAGATGCTACGGTAAGTCGTGCGGCGCTCAAATTGAGATCTGGCGCACCCCGGGCGGCAAGACGATTCCGCTTGAAGTTGGCACGATGGAACCGCATCATGCAAATTGCCCCGACATGGAGGACTTCCGCAAATGAGCTTGGCGGTGCCTGGGTCTTGAACTCCGGTTAAATGTCAACGCAGTGACCGCAAGGGTGCACCCTTCGGCAGCACGATAGAGACGCAGCCGCCAAATTTATAGTAGAATCACTTAGGAGAGCACGCGCATCATGGCAATGTTGGATAGAAATTGTAAGTTTTGCGGGACTCCGTTCACCACGAATCACTCTCAAAAACTGTATTGTTCTCAGTCCTGCAGCAAGAAAAAGGGGAACGAACGTTTCCCTCGTAGTGCTTGGCCTGATCTGCCCGCTTGGGCCGTGGGGACGATGGCCGAACTCCGCGTTTCTACCGATCTCTTGTCGAAAGGTTTCCACGTTTTTCGCAATGTCAGTCCTTCGGGCCCTTGTGATCTTATCGCCTTCAAGGACGACAGAATTTTGAGAGTGGAAGTTTGTACCGGGTACCGGAACCGTCGAACCGACAAGGTTATGTGGCCGAACAAGAAAGACGGGTACGTTTTCGACATTCTCGCAATCTGTATCGGGGAAGAAGTGCATTACAAGCCAGAAATCTAGAGAGAGCGGGTGCATCATGTTTGTGAAACAACTGACTTTGAAAAATTGGCGGTCGCATTTCGATTCGAGCTTTAAGTTCGGGAGAATCAATCTCATAAGAGGGTTAAACAATTCAGGGAAAAGCTCGATCGCTATGGCGATAGAGTGGGTTCTCACAGGTCGTTGCCCCGGGACGGATGAAAGGGGTGTTTTAAGCGATTCTTTCATCTCCCGGAGAAAAGAGGCTAAGGCGGCGACGATAACCTGCGAAATCGCGGTAAACGGCGGTTTACCGCTAGTCGTAGAGCGTAAGCGAACCCACAAAGACACCGCCTTGATGATCACTCAGAACGGACAAGGACTGATCGGCAAGCCGGCCGATGAGGTCCTCGGCACCTTTTTCGAGAAGAACCTCGTCTCGGCGGCATTGCGCGCCGGCCGGTTCCTGCAGCTTTCAAAGGACGCGCAGGCCGAACTCTTAGGCGACCTGCTTCGCCCGGAAGCGGCGGCAATTCCCACCGAGATTCATCAAGCGGCCGTGCCGGCCGAGGTGTTTTTCAGTGGGGCAACGGCTCTTGATCTTGACTCCGTTCGGAATCTTGAAGCCGCGATGATCAAAAAAAGAGCGGAGTGTACGGCGACGCTCAGAGAACTCGGCGAACCCATCGAGATTCCTGCACGGCCTGATGTTCCGACCGCGTTCCAATGTCAGAGGCGACTCGACGACCTACGCATGAAGCAAAACAGCCTTGTCCGCGAGAAGGAAGCCCTTCTCAATAAATGGCAGGAATCGCAGAGCAAGGCGCGTGCGGACCTTGAACGCTTGCAAAGGGCCCGTGCCGAAGCTCTCGACCTCAAGGGTGAGGCGGCGCTCATGGAAGCCCTCGAAAAGGAAGTTGAGGTGACAAAAGCCGAGGAGACGCTCTCCCGTTTGCGTTTCGAAATCGCTGATCTCGAGGGTCAGATCAAAAACGCCGAGAAAAAGGCCGGAAAGTGTCCGACATGCGGGCATGAAGTCGACAGTGACGATCTCGTCGGACGTTACAAAGAGGGTATTTCCGCCCGGAAGTCCCGCATCCCGACGCTCGAGAGTCTTGTCGGCAAATACGAGCCGATGCATGTCATCAAAGAGAAGCTTCGAAAGCATCGCGAAGCCGTTTCGGACATTGTTCGGCTCGAAAAAGTCCTTTCTGAGACGCCGGCGGAAGTACCTGAACCGGATACGACCTCAATCGACGGGGAGATCGCCGATCTCGAAGGCCGGATGCAGAAGGGACAACAGATTGTCGCGGAAACGGCAAAATACGAGGCCGACCGCGCGCACTATTTAGCCCAGGTTGAGAAGAAAAAGGCCCTCGAGGCCAAGCGCGAGGCCTGCGATACGATCGCGAAATGGGCCGGTCCGACCGGCGTTCAAACGCAAATGATGGGCGACAAGATCGGCGTGTTCAAGGGCGCCGTCAATGATGTAATGCACAAGCTCGGTTACGACATTCAGATCGAAGAAACGAGCGGTCTGATTCTCGTCGGCCGGTTCCCGATCGGCACTCAGTTTCGCCCGTCCGAACTTTCTGAATCCGAACAATGGCGCTTCTCGGTCGCCTTTCAAGTGGCAATTGCGAAGGTGAGCGGGCTCGGCTTCGTTGTCCTCGATCGCGCGGACGTGCTCGTCGGAGAGAACCGCGGCCGGTTTATGCAAGCCGTCGTCGACGCCGGCCTCGATCAGGTCTTTGTGCTGGCCTCGATCGATCGCAAGGTCGACTTTCCGCCCGAGATCACCGTTTTTGACCTCGAACTCGAGGAAGGAAGGACTATCGTCGCATGAAACACGGGGAACTTTTGGGCTCACTTGAAGGCGTCGTGAAGTGGTTTCGGGACGAGAAGGGTTTTGGCTTCATCACGGGCGCCGACGGCCGCGACTACTTCGTCCACTACTCGGGAATCGTGCGCCAAGCCGGCCAGCGCGGCTCACTTTTGCCCGATCAGCGGGTAGGGTTTCAGGGTTGGAAGGGTGAGCGCGGCTTTTTCGCGACGGAGGTTTTCCCGATTGCTTAATTCACAAAAGATGAAAGCTGTAGTCTTTTATCTTCACCTTGGAGGGGGAAAGTCAAGAAAACGTCAAAGTCTAAACCGCGATTCTATAGGGGGGAACCTTGTGAATTGTGCAAATGCTGAGGAAGGTTTGTGGAAGTGGTTTTTAAGTGCTTTGTTTTCAGTTAGGCCCTGTGGAAATATCAGAGGAAATTGCCAAGAAATGGGGTTGACATGGAAGAAACACGGCGTTTAATACATATAGACGAAGTAATGTCTTTGTTTTCAGGGCTTTGCGACAATTGTACAGTGAAGATGCGGCAACGCATAGTCGCTTTGCAGCAAACGACCGCTCTTGGTTCGAAGATGAGGCGGATTATCGACGAGGTTTGTACCGACGAGCGCACGAGCCTGAAAGAACTGATAGAAGGCGGAAATCATCGCGCGTTGGTCGATATTCGGATGCGAATCGCATACCGAGCCAGGGAAGCTGGATATTCTCTTTCGCAAATTGGCCGCGCGCTCAACCGTCATCATACCTCGGTGCTTCATCTGCTCAAAAAATACAAAAATGAATTCCCTCAATCGCGACCGCTTCGTTAGGTGCTACTTCTGCCGGCAAAAGAACGACGCCCGCGAGTGCCGGCGTGTCGGCTTACGTTGGTTCTGTTCCACGAATTGTATGGAGCGCGACCGCGAGGCCGCTCGAGTGAAACGCGGGAAAGCCGAAGGCGATCGGCATGGGAACTGGCGCGGCGGCCGGGAGAAGATCAACCTCAAACGGCTCGGGTCTAATCTTTGGAGAATGCTCGCGGCGAAGATTCGCCGGCGCGACGAATTGACGTGCCAAGTGTGCGGCGCGAAGTGGGAAAAGGGCTCGCCGCACTTTCCCGTTGACCATATTATCCCTTCGGTTTACATTGTCGCAATCTGGCCTGGGCACGAAGACGACGAAGAGAACCTTCTAACCGCCTGCCCTTCCTGTCACGGGCGGAAAGTCATTGCGGAAATCAACCTGCAGCATGGCGACGTTTTGGGCTGGCAATCTTCGCTTACCCAAATCGGATACCCCGCGGAACCGATTCAGAAAGCCTGGGAGCATTTTCGTTCACTCCCGAAGGTGTAAGATGCCGCGCGACCTGCTCACTCTTCGAAAGCGTTTCCCGATCGAAGCCGACTGTATGGTTTGGCTCGCGATTCTCGGGCAGGTCGACCTCGCCTTGCGGCACCCCAAAAACGATGGGCCGATGGCCCTAATCGCTGAACGCTTTTCAGACGAGCTTCGCGATCGTTTGAAGATCGAAGGCGCGCTCAGTAACGAAGAGTATGCGGCTTCCTTGCGCGAGCAGATCAAGTACCGCAAAAACCCAATCCCAGGAGCGCATTTATGAACCCCTTCCGCCGCATGGAAGTGCTGATCGCGGAGATCGGCAACGAATACGAAAAGACGGGACAGAACCCGGATGAGATCGCCGACCACTGCGCGCACGTCGTCGCGGACCTTGTGCCGGCCTACCCGGATAAGAAAAGGCTCTTTTTCGACCTCGTTCTGCAGGCAACTACGGCGATGAAGCTTTACCTCGAAGATCTGCAGGCCGAAGAAGGGCGCAAGATTCTCGAGAACCTAGCAAAGGGAATCGAGCCGAAGCCGAGCGCGCGGACGGTTCCGAACCCTTACGCCGTGCTCTTTCGCGAGTGGGAAACCTTTCGAAAAGAGTGTTTTCCGGGCAAGACGTCGGCCGAAATCGATGCTGTACGCCGTATTTTCTATGGCGGTAGCCTTGTTATGTTCCGGTTGATCGCCGACATGCTTCCCGAACTCGGGGAAAGCTCGGGCGTCGCTTTTTTGAATTGCCTCGAAACCGAACTCGAAAGGTACCGGCAGACCCTATGAATATCCTGTTTCGCAAATGGGAGACGGTTGTCTCCTGCCTGGGCCCCAACCCCGATAAAGCCTACGTCGAAGAGATGCGGCGCGTCTTTTACGCCGGCGCGACGGGTTGCTTCGAGGCGATCATCAAGGAAACGGACGGGCTCTCGACCGAAGCACAGGTTTCGATCATCAAGAGCGTCGAAACCGAGCTTGTCGATCATCGAAACAATCTCGTCCTCGCGGCAAAAAGGAAGATCAATTGATTCGTTTGGAGGTCGGCGGCGTGAGCGGAAAAAAGCTCTTGCGTTTCTTCATTTGGTGCGTTCTAATCCCCGGGTTGGTCGTCGCCTGGATTGCTTATTGTCGCCTGTAGTCGGCGGGTCGACACTCACAGAAAGAGAGCAAGTGTATGGAACAAGAAGCGTTAAGCATTAGTAATATATGTGGCGGTGCGGTCGAGGAAGTGTTCGCGCGGGAGATGGGCATTATCCTAGCCAACATTGCCGACCAGAACACGAATCCAGAAGCGACCCGGGCACTCACGCTCGAGTTCAAGATCAAACCCTTCAAAGATCGGTCAGGCGCGCAGATCGAGTTCGCTTGCAAATCGAAAATGGCCGGCGTCGACACCGTCAAAGGCACGATGTTTTTGCAGCGCCGCGGCACGGCGCTTGTAGCGGTCCCGCACGACCCGCGTCAATCCCGGCTTTTTAACCCCGCAGCGGTCCCCGAAGGTCCCGACAAGAAACTTCAGTAAGAATCAGGAGCACAGAAAGGAAACTCAATGGATTTGACTCGCGATACAATTGATCGGATTCTCGAGCTTTCGGCGCCGAACATTTCGGCTCACGAAGGCTTCGAGTTTACCGACAAAGATCTCAAGCCTTTAATTCCGCCTAGTGCCGACATGATCTTTTTGTCGACGCTTTCGGGCCTTGCGGATTTGATCAGTGCACAGGTCGAAAGCATCGACGACATTACCGCCGGCCAATACATGCTTCACGTTGACACGCCGACTTCGGTTCGGCTCACGGCGCGCTCGACCGACAAATTCGGCCGGCGCAAAATTGTTGCTGTGGCTCAGTTCCCGAAGTCGATCACGCCCTTCCGTTTCGGCGCGTGGCACGACCCGGAGAACTTCATCATCGGCGTACAATCGGGCTTTCAACCCTTCTTCGTCGACGGGACGGCCGGCCAGAACGGCACCGATCTCGAGTACGTTTTGCGCGTCGCGTCGAACATTTCGGCGGAAGCTTCGACCGTCAATCAAGATGACGGCATTTCGCAGAACGTGACCGTGAAGCAAGGCGTCGTTCTCAAAGGCGAAGCGACACTCAAAGGCCGCGTGAAACTTGCGCCCTACCGCACCTTCACCGAAGTTGCTCAAGTTGTGAGCAAATTCGTTTTCAGAACGAGGACCGACGGCGAACGCGCGACGCTTGCGCTCTTTGAAGCCGACGGCGGTCGTTGGCAGATCGATGCGTCGACGGCAATCGGGGATTGGCTCAAAAAGAACATTCCGAACATGCCGATCGTTCGCTGAAAACACGAAGACGAAGCGAAGAGAGCGCGCATTTCCACAACGGAAGTGCGCGTTTTTTCTTGACTTACGGGAAAAACCTTCTATAGTCGGGAAAAATTTGCGCGCGAGCGCGGGTCATCCGTGAAGACCTGAACTCTACACGGTAGCGCGGAAGACTGAGGGGTCGACCTGTCTACACACTCTTGCGGTAAAGTTTGTATTTACACGCCGTTGCAAGCCGAGCAGTGGCAGCAACGGCAGATCGTTCCTTCCTGCGATTCTCATCGGCATGTAAGTTCACGCGAAGCCGACTCCCTCACGAAAGATTATCTTTACAGTGAACGCCGCGGGCGGAAGATGTACCACTTTTATACGGCCTATTGGCTTACTGAATCGAAGACCCCGCGAGTGATCGTTTTCAATTCCGCCCCGCGACACTGGCAACCCCGGTTCAGCGCGGGCGTAAACGTTTTGCAGCTTGTCACCGACTAGGAGAAAAAAATGAGCACAGCTTTACTCGACAGTCAGACCACTTTCGCGCAGTCTACGGCAGGTCTTGCCCCAGGGGTTCCGGCGGTCGGTTTGAATCGTAAGGTTATCGCAATCAGTTCGGCGCAACTGCTCGCGATCAAGGACACTCCGATTCAGCTTGTACCCGCCCCAGGCGCGGGCTTTATGAACGTTCCGGTCGCGATTCTGATCGACATGCAAGCGGGCTCGGCGGCCTATACGGACGCGGGCGGCGCGGTTTCGGTCACGCAAGGAAGCTGGACGCAAGCCCTTGCCGCGAATACGGTCTTTACGGCCGGTATCGGTTTGCGAAATCATCAACTTGTCGACTTTGCGGCGCTTGCAACGGCGGCCGCGACGCCGACGAACGAAAACGCCGCGCTCACACTTGCCAAGGCGACGAACAACTTCGCCGCCGGCAATGGCACGGCCCTTGTGACGGTTCTTTACCTCGTCGCACCGGTCGCACCCGCGGTCAACTAACAAAATTCAATCGCCGATCACGTCGATAGAGTGAGGCGCACCCGCGGGCCTCGTTAATATCCGCGGGTACTTTTTCGAAACGAGGCGAACAATGCCAGTTTGGACGAACTCACCCTTTTCGAAGATCAAGGGTCTGATTCCCGGGACGCCTGCTTATTCGGCAGGGTCCAAGAATCAAAGTATCGGACCCGGGCGCTTCTACATCACGCAAATCACCGTTGTCTCGAACGTCGTCACGCTCGCGGTCAAACAGGTTTCGGGGAACATCCCGGCCGTCGGCGATCACGTCTTCGTCATCGGTACCCCCGTTGCTGCAGCAAACGTATCCGATGTAGCGCTCACGGGCGTTACGATCGACGCGAATACCGGCATAGGCACGATCACTTATGCCGCGACGACCCCGGACCTTGTCGCGACCCCTTCGGGCGGTCAAGCAGCGACCACAGTTCCCGAAGTCGCCGAGGTGAGCACCCCGAGCCAAGCCTACCAAGCCTTCGCAATTCCCCGCACTTCAACCCCAGGCCGGCAGAACTCGACCCCAATCACGATGTACGTCAAGCACCCCTCGGCACCCGCCTCGATCAAACACAGCGCACAGGTCGCGATCAACAATGTCGACGCGGAATTTGTGTCCCTTGGCAGTGACGTGACGACGGACGGGACGACGCTTTACGAGGTCGAAGCCGTCTACAACTTCATTCGCTACAAGGACACGGGCTCGAGCGGCGGAACACTTCCGACCGTGATCGCAAAATTCTTGATGTGAGGTAAAATGGCGACGAACCCTTCACCGCAACCGAACACAATTCAGCTTGCCGCGACGCCGCCGCAAATCCTTCCCGACCCAGGCGTCGCACTGATCACTTACGACAAGCCGTCGGGACTCTTGAAAGCGGTCGATTCGACGGGCGCGAGCATCTTCCCCTCGAGTGGCGGGGGAACCCCGGGCGGCGCCGACAAGCAAATTCAGTTCAACGATGCGGGGGCCTTTGCCGGTGACGCCGCAATGGTCTTTGATAAAACCGCCCAAACAATTTTCTTTGGCCCCACGGGCGCGACGAGTTCTTTCGAATGCAACCCTTCCGACGGGACGGGCGAAGCCGACTTCGCGCTACAGGGCTCGGGTGTCGCCACGCTCGAGGTTGACGACGGCTCGCATGCTTCGAATCTGCAGATGACGAGTCAGCACGTTAACATCACGAATAACGACCCCACGGGGCAGGTCGAACTCCAAGCTTCAAATCAGGTCGTTTTGCTTGCCGCGAAGCTCGGGTTTTTCTCGACGAGCACCGGCGTCACAAAGCCCGCCGTCACCGGAAGCAACGTCGCCGGCGAGGCGGCCGCTTCCCTGATCGCGGGGCTTGCGGCTCTCGGCCTTGTCACCGATTCGACCACACCCGCGACACGGCCTTTTGACGTCGGCGTCTTCAATCCAGGCCTCGGCTCCAACGCGCAAAAGCTTCTCGTCCTGAACATTCAACGCGCTGTGACCTTCCCCGCCGGCGCCGCGAATTCAAAGTTTACGGGCGGCACGGCCGCGACGGGCTCGACAACCTTCACCTTCAAGAAAAACGGGAGTTCCTTCGCGACGGCAGTCTTCTCGGCAAGCGGAACCCTCGCTGCCTTCACCCAGGCTTCGGATGCGGTCTTCGCTGTCGGCGATCAGCTTGAGATCGACGGGCCGGCAACCGCCGACGCAACGCTCGCCGACTTCACTTGCACCTTGAGCGGACACTACACCTAATGGCCTTCGTTCGGACCTATCCCTTTGACCGGACAAACGGAAACGTCACTTCGAAGACGCTCACCGGTTTGACCTTGACGGCGGGAGATCTCGGCGTTATCTGCATTTGGTGGTACAACGCCATTGCCGACGCGATCACCGTCACCGATTCGCTCGGCAACACCTGGACGAAAGTTCCCGGGACGTTCAAGAACAACCCGAACACCGTCACCCCGAATGCGGGCATGCAAATTTGGACGGCCCCCATCACGACCGGCGGGGCAGGCGTCACGATCACCGCGAACTTCCCGGCGACCGTTCAATTTGTCGCGATGGCGGGAATCGAATACTCGGGACGGAACAACGCGAGTCCCATCGGCGCTCACGCGGCCGCGACAGGAAACGGAGTCGCAAGCTCTGGCGCGATGACAAGCACCTTCGCCGGTTCAGATCTTTTCGGCGCCGTCTATGATGACGGCGGAACGATGAGCGGCCAAGGCACGGGTTGGACGATCGGCGACCTGGGCTTCACGAACTACCTCACCGAGCAGCAGGGAAACAAAGCGGTCGGAAGTTACGCCGCGACTTCGAACTCCGGTTCGACGGTTCAGTTCAATGCGGGAATTGTCGAATTGAAAGCAACGGGCACGCCAGGAAACACGAAGCCGTCAGTCGTCATCATGCAATAACCCTGAGATCAGGACTCGGGCGAATCAGGAAATCAGGACGGGGCAAGTGACAAAAACTAAGGGGAAGAAGCGTAAACGCGCTCTCACCAAACGGCAGAGGAAGTTCTTCGAGCTTCTCTGTACGGGCATGCCGGCGACCCAGGCCGCACGCAATGCAGGCTACTCGGGAGCAACGCCCGCGCAATCGGCTTATCAGGCAACGAAGGGCATTCGCGCGCGTGTCGAAGAGGCGCTTGCCGAGAACGGTTTGACCCCTGAGGGGCTCATAACTAAGTATCTAGTCCCCGCGATGCTCGCGACCGATATCGAATTTGCGAAGTTTGAGGGCGAAATCACCGATTCCGAAGAAGTGATCGCCTGGGACACTCGGCTTCGCGCAATCGAGCTTGCGGCGCGCTTCGGCGGATACCTCGCACCGAAGGAACTCACTGGCCTTGACGGCGCTGCACTCTTTCCCGACGTGATCGATACCGGCGGGATGAGGTCAGGGCGAAGGAAGGCCCCCGAAGCCCGGGTCTGAGCGTGGGGGAAACTCTACGCATCGCGGATTATTACACGCCGCAAGAAAAGCAGATGGAGTTTCACGACTCCCCTGCAACTTACCCGCTCATGGAAGGCGGGCGCGGCGGCGGCAAATCGATTGCTCTCCTGTGGGAAGCGATCTATATGTGCCTCATCGTGAACGGTTGCAACTGCCTGCTTTTGCGGCGCACCCTCACAGCTTCCGAAAAGGGCGGCATCGAAGACCACTTCCTCAAGTACTGCCCGAGGAAGTTCTACAAGTCTTGGAACGGGCAAGCGCACTGCGCGACCTTTTGGAACGGCTCGAAGCTCTTTTTCGGTCACATCAAGAGCGACCGAGATCTCTCACAGTATCAATCGGCCGAGTTCCTCTTCATCGGATGGGACGAACTCACCCAGTTTACCTATTCGCAATGGGATTACCTCAAGGGTTCGAATCGCTGCCCGATCAAGACGGACAAATTCGGGCATCCCGTCAAGCCCCGCATGGCCGGCGCGACGAACCCGAACGGCATCGGGAACGGTTGGGTTAAGGCGCTGTGGATTACAAAGAAGCCCCCGGCCGGCGAAATGGTCCTCAATTACAAGCCCGAGGACTATCATGCGATTCACTCGACCTTCGAAGACAACTTTGTTTACCGGAACGATTCCGACTATATTTCGAAGCTTCAATCGATCAGCGACCCTGTTCTGCGCGCGGCATGGATTCCGGGCGATTGGAAGATTCTCGCGGGTCAGTATTTTCAGAACTGGGAAGGCGTTTGGGACGACGTCGAGAAGAAGTACGTCGGTCGGCACGTTCGCGAGCTCGGCGCGATTGGGTTTCAGGACTGGCAAGACCATTGGATATCGATCGATTGGGGCTATGCTCACGCGACTTGCGTTCTTTGGTGGTGTCGCGCCGTCGTCGCCGATGAGTTCGGGCGCACGGTCGACGAACTAGGCAAGCCGAAGACGATGATCGTTTGCTATCGCGAGTTTGTGACGCGACAGATGAACGAAGAAGCGCTCGCTCGCAAGATCGCGACGCTCACGGTCGACCCGACGGGAAGAGAGCGCGTGCCGCATATTTCGCGCATCTTTCTTTCGCCCGACCGGTTCAATAAAACGAACGAAGAACACACGATCGCCGACAAAATGGGCGACGTGCTCAGGGAATACAACCTGCCGCGGCCCGAGCGCGCGAATAACGATCGCGTCGGCGGTTGGCAGCTTATGACGACGCTGTTCGACACCTCGGGCGTCGTCGTGGTAAATTCCTGTCGCGATGTGATCGAGTCGGTCCCGAAACTGCAGCGCGACCCGAAAAAGCTCGAGGACGCGATCAAGGAAGGGAACGAACTCTTCCTCGACGTTTGCGAGTCCTTCCGCTACGGCGTGATGAGTTACGCGGACGAAAACGCAATCCCGCGCGATGTTCAGGTCGACGAGCGCATCAAGGCGATCAAGGACCCCACGGCAAAATACATGGAGTACTTGCGAATCACTTCGAAGCCGGCCGCGACGGATATTCAAGTGCCAGTTCCGCCCAGGCGTTCGCCTTGGCGAAGGGGCGTGCAGTGAGGTCGCGGGTCGACCGACTGTTAGCGGAATTAAAGTGGTTACTCGGCAGCATGGAACTTACCGAGGAAGAGGGCAACGCCCTGATCGAATACATCCGGTCGCTTATGCGGCCGCCGAAAGAAAAGGCAAGAGCATGACGAAGCCGAAATTTCCAGGTGGTACGCAACCGATTGTCGTTCGGCCGGTTTCGATCGAGGACCGATTCATCACGCACCTCGAGCACGAAGTCGAGTTTCTACGGGCCGATGTGGCCTTCTACCGCGGCAAATGTGAGCGGCTCGAGCTTTCGATCATGAATTCCGATACGAAGCGTGAGGCCGCGATCGAGTTTGTCGAGCGGTCGGACCCTGCAGCGCCGAGCATTCGCAATGCGAAAGTGGACCGGCCGGCCGAGCCGGGAGTTTATCGAACGCCGTTCCAGAAGCTCAAAGCCGAGTGGGACAAGATGAGTCCCGAGCAGCAACGCGCGGCCGAAGGTCTTGCACCAATCGAACCAAAACCGCAGCAAATGTGAGGGGGCTAACATGAAGGGTTTCGAGACGCACGACGGCAAGATCGCCGGCAATCGCCAACTGGTTGAGTCCTACGACAAAGCTCACGGCAAAAAGCCGAAACAAACCGACGCCGGCAAGGCCGATAAGGGCATGGAGCACGGCGAACACGGCGGCGGCGGCGAAGACGTGAAGTCGATCGTCGCCGAACACGGCAAAGCTCACACTCACATTGTCACCAAGGACCGCGAAAGCGGCGCGCATCACTCCGAAACGCATCACGAAGACGGGCACGTTCACCACGCCGAACACGGTTCGCTCGCCGAGGCCCACGATCACGGCATGCAAGCGATGGGCGACGACGGCGAACACAACGAAATGGAGCCCGACGACGCAATGGTCGCGGGCGAGCACGAAGAAGAGGAAATGCACGGCGGCAAGACGTCACACGTCGGCTTCATGTAAAAAGGGGGTTCCCGATGATCGTTTACTTATCCGTTTTGTTCGCGCTAGTCGGTCTGCTCATGTACGTTCTCTGCGAGAAACCGAAGCTCGTCGAAATTGGGCGCCTGCTCTTGTTTGCGGGCGTCCTGGCTTTCCTGCTCACGGGGGCGGCGCCGCTCGTTAACCTGCTTCATAAGTAGCTATGCCCTCGCAGAAAGAGGCGGGAACAAGTTCGACCGGCTTCGTGACCGCGGCTCAGATTCCGACGCCTCGCCAGTGTTCAAACTGCGAGCACTACAACGGCGGAAATTGCGACGGCGAACACGTTATGAAAGACCCGCAACTCAAGGCGCGGCGCAACAAAGATGGCACCGTTAAGGTCGAAGCGAATTCCTATTGTTGGTACTTCGAGCGAGGCAAATCTTGACCGACCCCGTAAAGATCGCGATGATCGCGACCGCCGGCCCCACGCTCATAGGGATTGTGCAATTGGTCTTGGCCTTTTTCCAGCGTAAGGAAACGCAAAGGCAGCATATCGAAACGCGCGATGCCGTGAACGAGTATCACAAAGAAGTTAACAACAAAATGGACCAACTGATCGCGGTCGAAAAGAAGGATTCACGCGCCGAAGGAAACCTCGAGGGCAAGGCCGAACTTCGCGCCGAAATGGATTCTCGCAAGTAGCGGGGAAATCAGGAGCAAAGAAAGGGAAAGACAATGACACGAATCAATGAAACAGCGCGACCGGAAGACACAGGGGCCGATCGCCTGAATCGAGTCGACGAGCCCCAGGCCGAGCAGGCAGGCTTTGCCTCGACGTCGCCATTGACACCTCACGGGCTCAACGAAGCGAGAAAAGAGGTCGCTGCGAAGCAACTCGCTTACGATAAGCATCAGGCCGGCCGCTCTTACTTGAACGGTCTGATCGAGCGGAAAGAACGGCACTTGCTCAGGAAAATTGGCGACCTTCAAACCCTGCGAAAGAAAGTCGATCAAATGCTCTTGTGCGACATTGAGGCCGCCCTGACCCTGTATCACGAACTTCGAATTCTCGATTGAGGTGAACCCCGTGCTCAAACGAGCCAATCAGACGAGCTTTAAAAAGGGGCAACGAGCGTGGAACAAGAAATTCAATTCCGAGTCTGAACGATACGCGGCTTACCGGCCTGAAACCTTAATCCGGGTTCGCTCCCGGGCAATTCGCATTCGATTTGGAATTTCCCGGGAAGAGTACGACCTTCGCAGACTTCTGGCAGAGGGTACTTTGTGCCCAATTTGCTTGCGTCCGATGATCACTTTGAAAACTTCGCGAGGAACGAGCGGAATGTCTCCCGTGCTTGACCACGACGAAAAAACAAAGCGGCTACGCGAATTTGTCCATAGAAATTGCAATGCCGCTCTCGGTCTCTTGATGCACGACTCGGAAACTCTCAAGCGTGCGGCGGTCTATATCGAGAGGCATCGTGCCATCGAGTAGCATCATGCCCGACTTCGAGGCCGGAACGCTTCACTCCGGCCCGGGCGGGCCGATCGTCAAAAAGAAGAAGCAGGCGAAAGCGATTCAGCTTTCCTACCTTCGCAAGGAAGGGCACGACATTCCCGAAAAGGGAACGAAACCCAAAAGTCACGAATGGATGAACCGAGACTAAATGCCGAACGACACCGAGATCGTGACGTCGACGACTGAGAACGACGAGGGCCTCGAGCAGGAAGAGCGCGAATTCCAGCCCGGGGAACTTTGCGCGTTTGATGCGACGAATGATCAGGTTTCGCTCGAGGAAGACGGTGAAGGCGAAGATACCGGCCTCACTGCCGAACAGAAAAAGAATTGCGTCAAAGGCATTGCGTCAAAGGTTGCACAGCGCGACCTGACAAGCCGGCGCCTGCAGGTTAGAGACGCCTGGAAAGCGCGTTACTTCTGGCGCGGCAATCAGCACTTGCTCGCGGGCCGTAACGGCGCATGGGTTCTGCCGCAAATGGTTCAGATGGGCGGGCAGAGTTACGACGATCACCAAGGCGAGACGAATATGTACCTCGCTTTTGGCGACACGATCACAGCTTCGCTCACCGCGGGGACGCCTTCGGTTCGCTTCGAGCCGGCAGAACCCAAAAACCCCGCGGGAATCACGGCTGCCGAGCAGGCTCAGAAGGCAATGCTCCTCATCGAGCGATCGAACAACTGCATCGTGCTCCAAGAGGACATGGCGCGGTTTCTTTGGACCGACGGGCTTTGTTTTGCATACACGCGGCACGTCCTCGACGCGCAACGGTTTGGCTTCACGCAACCCGATCTTGACGAAGAACACGATGAGGTTTCATACTTGCCCGAACTCGGGGGCGAGGGGCCGGAAGGCGCGGCGGCTGGCGCGTCAGGAAATCAGAACCCCACGGCAACCGGAACCGGAAAGGGCAGCCCCCGAGGTTCCGAAGTCATTCGCATGCTTGGCACGCTCGAGGTGAAGGCGCCGATTCAGGCAAACGACCTCGACGGCTCGCAGTTTGTCCAGTTTTCCGAAGAGATCGATATCAACCTCGGGAAAACCGCGTACCCCGACGTCGCCGACGAGATTCAGCCGGCCCAGGCGCCGACCGCCGAGTCCGACTATGAACGCCTCGCGCGCACTTCGATCATGATGGGCATGCGCCCGTCGAACATGACGAACGACGCGATGACCTACAACTGCACGATTCAGCGGACCTGGGTCCGTCCTTCGTTCTACGCCGAAGAACAGAACGACGATCTTCGCAACTGGCTTTACGACAACTTCCCGAAGGGCTTGTTTGTCGTGATGATCGGGCAAACCGTTTGCGAAGCGCGAAACGAATCTTTTAGTGATCACTGGGTCCTGATTCACGCGCGGCCCGGAGACGGGATGCACCGGCCGGCGCTCGGCACCCCGCTCATTCCGCTACAGGAAAAGCTCAACGATTGCATGGACCTCGTTCACGAGAGCTTCATGCACTTGATTCCGATCAAGTGGGTCGATTCCGAAGCGATTGACGCGAATGCCCTCGGCGACATTCAGTCGAAGCCGAACACTTATCTCAAGATGAAGCGGCGGGTCGACAAAGCCCTTGCCGAGAACTTCTTCGTCGAGCCGCAAATTCAGATTGCCGACGGGCTTCTCACCTACATCGAGAAGCTTTTTGGTGAGATGGCGCAGTTCCTTTGCGGCGCGTTTCCGGCCCTTTTTGGCGGAAACACAGGCTCGAATGATACCGCCCAGGGAATCGCTTCGCAGCGTGATCAGGCTCTCGGGCGCATCGGCCTGACGTGGCGGAACATCAAAGCGGGCTACGCGAAGATCATGCTTCAAGGTGTGATGGCCGCGGCCGAGCACCGAAAAGAGATCATGGCCGGCACGATCAAGGGCGGCGATGGAACCGACCTCAAGATCGCGATCGACCCCGAAGATCTCAAAGCGAAGCTTTTGTGTTACCCAGACTCGGACGAGAACTTCCCCGAGTCCTGGGTCGCGCAACGCATGATCTGGCAGAACCTTCTCGAACAAGCGAAGGCGAACCCGATTCTCGCGGGCATTTTGCAGGCTCCGCGGAATCAACTGATCGCGAAGGACAAGATCGGCGTGCAAGAGCTTGTGATTCCGGGCGCCGACTCATCGCGGAAACAGCTTGCCGAGATCATGATTCTGCTCGAGACGGGACCCGTTCCCAATCCTGCAATGCAGGAAGCCGAAGCTCAGGTCGCGGAACTTGCGAGCAAGGCCCAGGCCGCCGGCATCGAGCCCGATCAAACTGTCATCCAGGGGATACAGGACAAGCTCAAGGCGATTCCGCCTATGGTTTCGACGGTGCCGATCGGGAAGCTCGACGACAATGCGGTCGAAGCCGCGGAAATCAGGACGTGGGCGAATTCTCCCGAAGGTGTGCGGGCGTTCAGCGAAAACCGCGACGGTTACGACAACGTGATGACTCACTACGATGAGCATATGGCGGCGATCGCCCAGGCCGCGCAAGGGAATCAGCCGGCACCGGCCGAAAAGCCGATCAGTGAGTCGATCAACTTCAAAGATCTTCCGCCCGAAGGTCAAGTTCAGATGGCAATGAAGGCGGGTATTAAGCTCGATCTGAACAAGCTCAACGTCGCCGCGGCTCAGGACCGCGCGGCCGAAGTGGCGAAAGCAGCCGCTCGCGTCGTTCCTAACGGGACGCCCGAGGCGGCGACAGCAATTCAATAATCAGGAAATCAGGAAAAGCGAGGTAACATGGACGGCGAAGAACTGCTCGTCGAAGTAGGCGGCGAAGGTGGTAACGGTGCTGGTGACGGTTCATCTGGGGGCGAAGGCGGCGGCGCTGGCGAGGAAGAAGCAGGCGGCGGCGCTGGTGAAGGGACTGGGGGCGCTGGCGAGGGCGGCGGCGAAGGCGATGGAACAGGAGCCGGCGACGGTAAGCCTAAACCCGGAGTCTACACCCCGAAGCTTTTCAAAGATCACCTCGCGAAGATCAAAGAATTTGACCCCCAAAACGCGAAAGCTTTTGAACGCCTGTACTACAAGCTTCAAGGGGTCGACAAGCTCGGCTCGACGCAAGATCTCCAAACCTTCAAAGAGACGATTGAGGCCCACGGCGGCGTAGAAGGAATCGCCGAAATGGCCGAACAGGTCGAGGCCTCGCGGCAACTTGAAGAGGGCTTCAAGGCCGGCGACCCGAAGCTCATCGACGGATGGGCGAAGGATTACCCGGACGGCTTCAAGAAACTGCTTCTTCCCGCGTTCGACCGGCTCGAGTCGATGGACTCGCAAGCCTGGGAACAGCAAGCGGGAACGGTTTCGACGAAGTTCCTGACGAAGTTCGGCGTCTTCGATGCCGTCGGGCAGCTTGGCGCGGCGCTCAAGGACAACAAACCGGAAGAAGCGATTCGGCTCTATAACGACCTTGTGAGCAAGGTCTTGAAGCCGATGCAAACGCTCGCGCAGAAGGCCGCAAACGACCCGCTCGCAGCCGATCGACAAAAGCTCGAAGCCGATCGTCAGGAACTTCTAACCCGT